GTTAACGAATGCTGTTTCTTCAGCGCGGGCAATTGACATACCCAATTCATCAACTAAGAATGAACGCATATTAACGATTGAATCTTCATCAATTTCTTCGGAAAACAAAAATCTGCCTGCAAGCTTGCGGGCTGTGAATTCCGGAGCAGATGTTCCGGGTGTGCTTGCTGGAATTTTCTGAGATTCATCATCGTTTGATTCGTTGACAAAATATCCAGTCCCCTGCGACAATTGAACCGGCATTTTCCACGGTGATGTCGGCATTGGGATTGTACGGAATAATGATGGAACCTTTAAATTCAACTCAATGACTTTTGTCACCTGGTTACTGAAGCCTGTTGGGATCCATTCTGCACCTTCAGCGGAGTTTGCAACCGCAAGAGCTTTCCGCAGCTCAACATCGCCGTTGAGCATGTTCTGCATGCCTTTAAACGCTTCTGTATTGCGAACAATTTCCATCGGCGTCTGAGCAAGCAGTTTATCCTTCTTCTTTGCTGCAAGATACAGCATTGTCGAAGTAAGATGACAGGTGTCATTTTTGTATTTGAAGTCTTCAATCCTTTGAGCTATGCTGCTGTCATACTTATCCGAAAGACGTTCTTTCGAATACAGCATATGAGCTTTCTGATGTATGACACGATCTTTGGGATCCATATTGTCAATCATTTTCATCTGCTCATCAAGAAACTCATCCATAGTTTCCTGGTCTTTATCGAACTCATCTTTGCGAGTCTTCTCTGACGCGGCGTCCATCGCAGAAAGCTGTTCCGTGACGATTGTATTAACTTTATTAGTCAACAATACATCGTCGCGGCCATTATCTTCTTTGTACTCTTCAGACTGTTTAACAGCTTCAACGACTTTCGCAGTCAGCATCTTTAGACGTTCTTGTTTTTCCTTATCTGTCATTTTTTGCCTCCGTTTGTTATCAAGTTAATAGCAGCATCAACTATAATCGAATCTTCATCTTCTTTGCTGATGTCATAATCTTCTTGATCTTCGAGCACCTTCTGTTCAATGAGCTCTGGAGGCTCTTGCTTGAACTGCTTATAGAGTAATGACAATTGATTAAAGATATAATGCTTGACATGAGAAGCAGTATCTTCATCTAAAGCAAACAGATCATTCATTGCCTTAGCAACTTCTTCCCACTTGGTAAAATCATATTTTTTAAAAAATTCATTGCTGTCTTCGATTGATTCCATAGATAATTCTTCAACTTCTTCTTCAACTGGTTCATAATCAAATAACTTGTCGTCTTCATTTACGGCAAGAAATGCTCTTTGATAATTACTGCCGCTTAATTGATTTTGATTGATCAATTCTCTCTGCTCGTTAATCTTCTTTAAGGCTTTATCTAAAGCATCTTTGATTTCAATATCTTCTTCTGCGCTGATTATCTTTACATAATTACAAAGCTCAAAAAGATGTGCGCCGCTATAACCATCTGTCTTTTCTACAAATTCAGATAATGTGTCAGAATCAATATCTTCGATCCAATTTTTAAGCATATCGGATCGCTGTTCCGATTTCGGCAGACTAAATTCTAAGACATCATGAAATCTGCCCGGCCGATCAATTAATGCGTCAGGCAATTTTTCGGGATAATTAGTTGTCAGAATAGTTACAAGACCGGTAGATTGATCTATACCATCCATCTCAGTTTTCAACAAATCTACGGTATGCCCATTCATCCAGTTGTCTACATCTTCAATAAATAAGATAGATGGAGTAAGGGTCTTGGCTAATGAAAATGCACTTGCTAATCCATGCAGCGCACCCATTCTCCAAAAATCTTTTGCAGAGATCCAAATAAATGTTGAATCAGCTTGATTCATAATCACTCTGCCTGATAAGGTCTTACCTGTACCTGGAGGACCCATAAATACCAAACCGCGATTACTACAATTTTCCTGCTTATTATTGACAAGGCTTACTATACTTTTAATCGGCTTGATATTCTTTTCTGTTGTAAATACACTGCAAAAATCAATCCCGGTACGCTTTAAAAAATTACCCGATAAAGCAAAAGACTCGCCTTTTAATTTGTGATTCTGCTCCGACCATCTCCAGCATTTATTTAGAAAATCTTCAATATACTTTCGATTTTTCACATCCCCATAAACAATAACATATCCACCGCCGTCCCAAGATTTTTCAAAGCTGACTACTAATTTTATATCATCTTCGGTTATATAAAAATTAGTCCCTTGTATCATCGAATTAAGATTCTCTTTAGAATTTAATTCAATCTCTTCATATTCAGGCGGTTTTTCTTTTCCTGAAGCAGTTAAATTTCTCGTATCATGGATATTCCAATCTTTAGTAAAAAGATTAATCGCGGAGAGAAAAGTACCTTTCCATAATTTTGTGAAACCAGTATTCGTCATATACAAATCTTTTATGTTGCAGTTGCAAAATTTGCTCGCCCAATCATAAATCAAATATTGAGAATCAAGCTCCTCTCTATCAATGCTGAATCCTTTATCTAATCCATCAAATATTTTGATTATAGGTGCATTACCGTCCATATCATCTATAATGCAGTCACCATCTGCGTTGCAGTATTTCATCCAATCGTCCGGCGTGAACTGATAATCTTCTGATTCGTAAAAAGATTTTATTTCTTCATAATGCGGAAAATCTTCAAACTCTTTGAGATACGGTTCAAAATCTTTTTTGGGCGGTACCTGCCGGCTGCCTATGTTTGCTGGAATGATGACAGCAGAAAATTCAATCAGCTCGCATTCTTTAAACGTAACACCGCGCTGACCTGATAAAACAGGATCCTTGCTGATTACAGTCGGTCTAAATCTAATAGAACCGCAATTTAAAAATCCTTGATCGTATTTATGATATACCATTGCAGCAAATGGATCTTCTAAATCGAACTGCACATCAGCATCAAGAAACTTATCTGTCTGTTCAAAAGAATTCGTCAATATTTTACCGACAGGCAATTTTGATCCCCATACGTCATGAGACCAGACGACAACTGGATTCTTTTTAAAATTTTTAAGATCAATACCTTTGGGTTCTATAACTTCCGAGTCGCGGTCAACTTGACGCTCAGTAAGCCTGAACCTTATCGCTCCGTCTGGTAAATCTGCTTTGACTGTCTTGCAAAATTTATACATAGAATCTCCCTACTCGTTATTCGCAAACGAAATTTCTTTCCAGGTCGTATCCGTTGTTGCTTTTAATACAAGCACATCATTGATATTTGTCAGTACTCTTTCCGCACCGAGCGCAAAATTGCCTGCGTCTAAGAATGTAATATCACGTCCATTATCTGCCGTTGATATATAAACAACCTGACCGACGACGCCTGTTAAGGTGACGGCTGTATCTGCTGCAGCGTCGCCGTAGGTATCTAAGATAATATTACTTTCAGTAGCTATTGTATCCAGCCCGGCGTCTGTTAGTGTAAATTCCTGCGCTGCACCAATCGAAATACCGCCGCCAAAAGTTGCTAAACCGCTGTTTGTGAAAGCTAAAGCATTTGTTAAATTTGCGCCGCTTATTGCAATCGTATCAATCGTTGCATCTGTAAAGGTGATAATACCTTTGCCGGTACCAAGCCCGACAAAATCACCGCTGCCTGTCTTTAATGAATCGTCAAGTACAATGCCCGCATTCGCTGTCAATAATGTACTTAAAACCCAAGTACCTGTGACGGTGCCGTCCTGCGTTATCACATAAGCAGATATTGATGTCTTGCAAGCATCATTAAGATCTTTATACCTTACATGCGGAGTTTCTTGAGAGAATAAAACAGTCGTAAGGCATACCAAAAGAAATAGAATTATCTTATTCATCGTATATCCACCCTGTAATAGATTACCTGTGCTGTATCTGTTGCTGACGGAACACTCCAATTTATTTCATAGCCTAAAGCATTGCGCCTATATGCTGCATTCGTTCCAATATCCCAAGTCTTTATTGTCGCAGTTGATGTCGCTGTGACGGTGCCGGTTAATGATGTTAAGGTTGTACTTGCACCTATCGTCGAGCCGTTCCAGTTGCCAAATTTTACAGTGACAGTACTGTCGCCGGTAATCTTACATGATAAATCACAATAGCCGTAATGATCCTTGCTCGCAGCTTTTTCAAGTATCACAGATACATCAGTGCTGCCGGCAGCGATTGTCGTATAATTCTCATAATATCCGTATGACGATCTGGCATTCGGATATTCAAACGACACTCTCTGTAAATCAGTTGTCTGAGCTTGAAGCCCTATAATAAAAATAATCAATAAAGCGAAAACTCGTTTAATCATTTGTCCTCTTCTCCCTTGTTGGTATTTCAACACATCTTTCATTAAAATCGTGCGGATATAACATTTCAGAGCCGTCCTGCAGTCTAAACATCTCGTTGACGCCTACAACCTGCCCGTCAATAAGATGAGAATCTCTTACTTTATCGTCCCTGGATGTTAGCCACATTTTATTATCGATTTTCTTTTTTGCGGCTGCCTGCTGCAAAGCTTCCTGCTGTCCCATATTCCAGGCGCCAACTGATTCTGTTCGCGCTATTAATTCCGCTCTTGAATCTTTGAAGCCTTTATAAAGATCACGAACAGCATCTTTTAAGGCGTCGCGTATTACCGCGATGTCCTGCCCGCCGTACTCGTCAAATACTTTCTGAACAACCGCTTTAATATCTTTATCTGTTTTTGAATTAATAAATGTACTTAGCTTTTTTACTCGCTGACCAAGCGCATATCTGACAGACGGCAGTTCATAATCAAATGTACCTGCTTCTAAAGATTTCATTAATTCTTGAACAGCTTCATTAAACGGCTCTGCTATCCACTTCGCACCTTCTGTTATCAGCAGTAAATTTTCCTGACGTAAATCAAATAAGACATTTTCAGATGTTAGCGGTGTCTTCACGTAAGAATCAATACTGCCGGCAACCCTGCTCCTTTGCTTATCAAAAAAGCGGCGTATCTTTGGAAGCATTTTTTCTTCCTGCGACTCAATGGACTTTATCTTTTCCTGCCATATCTTTGTTCTCAGCTCAGGTGTATTTGCATGCAGTTCTTCAGAATACTTATTTGATTTTGCCGGCGGGTTCGCTGCAGACTTTTGATCCATTTCCAATAAGCCGATTGGAATGTCCATTCGCTCATCTTCGTGTCTTTCTTTTTTGAACACATCAACACGAATTTCATTGTATGTTAAAGATTTTTCGCCTTTCTTATAATCTTCCATCTTTGATGAACGCTCTTCTTTCAACGCTTCGACTTTTGAATAGTCTGCAATAACCCTGACATCCGGATTCTTTTGAGTATCTATAAAACGCGGCAAGAACTTCTGCGTCAACAAATCCGTCATTCTATTCATAAATGGTTTCAGCGTTTCTGTCCAAGCCATACGGCGATAAAATTTAACATTCTCATAAGTGCGCTGACCAAAACCGACAACTTCAGGAAATAAGCCAAATCCAGCAATGATGTTATCACGATTCATAATCCTTAAATCTTTAAACTGAGCATCGTTTAATGACATGCTTTGGATTGGATCAAACTTTAAACCGTTCCATAATACAGCGACACGATGCATATTATCTGTCGAGCGGTACATCTGTTCAAACTTCTGCTGAAGACGTTTTGCTTCATCTTCCTTCATTGGCTTTTCAGTTGATAGAACACCGCTGAACCGCATACCCTGTTTAAAAAAATTCTTATTAAAGGCAACTGCCTGCAGGTCTAAAACAATACTGTCACGCATTGCTCTCAAGTAAGACAGCCCGCGATACTGATTATAAGGATTGAAGAAATATGTATAGAATACTTCATCTTTTGGTATGGAAAATTGCTTGCCGTTACGCATCAATAAGAAGCCTTTTACTTTTTCTTTAGTATCTGGAACGACTTTAACTTCTTCACTCTTCCAATCAGCAAATACCTGTTCAGGTACACCAAGCTCAGATACTATCATCGGCCAGAATAATTCACCCTGAAGCAATAAACGACTCAAACTCTCAACCCAGAATTCTGTCTTTGTCTGATGCTCGTTTGGTTTTTGAAATATTTTAAATAATGGTAAGTCTGTATAATCGGCAATAACTTCATCTTCTTTATCTTTATTGATGCGCTGCACCCTTAACGGTATCGCAGCAAGATTGTCTGCATAAAATTTAATACACCGAAAGACGAGTTCCTGCTTTTCATAAATCAAAGATAATGATTCTTGATCACCATATACATTCTGCGGAGATGTGTCTGTTGATGTTAATAATGAAACACCAGCAGACTGCTCTTGTTTTATCAATCCGTGACTTAGATGCATCTGTCGTATCAGATCAAACATTGAGATTCCTTATAATTAGATAAGCAGCAACGATAGCTGCTGAGCCAAATAATACAAAATTGACAATGACGATAAAATAAAATCCATACCACCAAACCGCTTTCTTTGTCCAATGCAGTAACGGACTCTTTTTCTTTATCGCATCATGAGGGGTTTGAAACCAGTAAACAGAAGCATAAATAGAAATTCCAAGCCAAACAATGATAAATAAGATAGAACATATCACGTAAATAAATATCATTTTTCAAAATTCCTTATATAATATAATATGTAATAGGTGAAAATAAAAAGTTATTTTTTCCCATTCGTTTTAATTAGCGGTTCCGCTGACAATAAAACAGGCGGCTGAGTTGCTCCGGTATGTACTGACAACCAGAGCTGTTTTGTCTCTTTAATCTTTTCAATTTCATCATCGCTCAACTGCCAGCAGGATACACACTGCAGTCCATTTGTAAAGACAGGCAAATCATTGCAGCCATTTCCTATTAATTTGACATTGTGTCCTTTGAATTCAATTGGATGCATTTTATACTCCTTATTATTTATACCAATAATCCTACTCTATCTTCTGTTTCATTTAATACAAGCACGACTGCATCGCCGCGGTCCGGAGACCTGCCTATTCGTTTTTTGACATCGTCCTTGCTTTCTATTTTAATGCCGCGAGTTGTCACTAAATATCTCGGCGATGCTAAATCCTGTCTTAACTGTTTATCAGGCGGCAGTGCTATATCCTGTCCATTCGCCGGATCTAACATCTCTCTGACTTTCCACCACCATTCAGCTCGCTTATTCATAAAGCCAAACTTGCCCGACTCATCACGAGCATCCGACCTTTCAGAAAAGTTTACAGGCGAAACATTTATACCTTCCTGCTCTTTAATGATGTCATAAACAGATGATCCAATACCAATAACGTCAACAGCAATATTAGAATCGTCTTCGTGTTCTCTCAACGTCAATGCAGCAACTTTACCGCCTGTATTTGTTATCTCGCCCTGGTGACAAACAAGCTCGTCTACCCAATTATCATATCGCTTTGCAATAACAGTTTCATCATTACCGCCTCGTGATGGATCTACTGCGACAGCAGACTGTAGAACGTATTGCCTGTTTCCATTCTTGTCTTTGAACTGCGGTTTATACGGCGTCCATCTGCCCATTGCTAATCGTATCCAAGATGACGGAATAACCTGCATTGGATTATCGTCAGATACACGGGTAAAGATACCGTCATACATCTTTTCACGCAGTTCGTCCGGCAGTGCTAATAACTGTCTGTCATATCCAGTCTTCATATAGACAGGATTATCTTCAACACGAGCTGGAATAAATGTACGGCTCTTTGGATATATCTTCTTAACGATGCCGGTCTGACGATTTGTATATTCGCGATAATCATCAGGCCCATTTACTTCAACGTCTTGACCGTCCAATATAACATACCATCTCAATTTGCCAGGCTCTTCAGGATAATCTGGATGATCTTTATCAAGCCAAGGCGCCCAGTAATCAATCACCCATTCACCATCTTCGTCGACAGGCGGATTGCCGGTACAGACAACCTGACAAAATTGCTTTGGAAAATCTGTTCTTAACCAAGTGATAAGAAATAAATACTGCGCCTTATGAAAATTCGTTATCTCATCAAAACCGATAAAGTCACGCGGCCGTCCTTGAAAGTTCTTCATGTCTTTTAGATACTGCACTGCTCCAAATCTCAATAAGCGCTTATCTCTGGTAAGTAATGAAGGCGGCGTCTTTCGCCAACTGTCTTGATCAGGATCGATCAATTCTTCGATGCGAGTGAATATACTTTCTAACTGCGGATATTCTCTTCTATATATTATAGAGCGTCTATGTGCTGTCAATGCTAATCCAATCAATAGATCAGTCTTCATGCCGCCAGCAGCGCCGCCGTAAAACAATTCATCAGCCGTCGACAAATATCCTTCCATCTGCGGAGTGTTTGCAAAAGGAGCCCAGATTGGATCATCATTCAATATTAGATCTATCAATGCTCTTTTGTTCCCGCTCGACGATTGCCATAAGGATTTCAAATTTTCGATTTGCAACCTTTTCCTCATATTCTTCACGTTCCTTGGCAGACATTGGACGTTCCTGTGGTGTCGCATCTAAGCCAAGCAGTTTGATCCGCTGATGTATGCACCAATGAATACCGTGCAGATAGACAGCATCACCGCAAGACTCTTCTTCTGTCACTGTTCTTTCTACAGGCGTATTGATTTCACCAAATACCTGCAATACTCTTCCATCGTCATCTACTTCTGGCGGCGAATCTTCATCCGGTATCTGTATGACATTCTGCTTTTCCTGAACGCGGCGTTTTGTATTCTTTGACTTTTCCCAGGCCAGCCAATATTCACTTTCAAGCGCATCTATTTTATCAAGCTCACGATGTAAATATTCATTGTAAGATTCAATCGTCGCCTTACGCCATGCTTCTCGTATTTTTTGGATATCATTATGGATAGTGACAGTTGATAACTTGTAATTAGTATTTCTAACCTTAGGTAATTCATCGGCTATTTTTTGCAGTGTGAAGCTTCGCAAATACATATTCGCGATCACTGGACGATCAGCTTCTACTTCTTCTGGTGTACGCTTCGGCCCTGTTGAATTGTTTTTACCCATAATATTAAGTTCTTAATCGGTTAAGTTCTTTGTTGATTAACAATATTAACAGCCCGTTCTATCTTGCGTTTAATACCTTCTGTCATTCTAAATGCTTCAGGATGATTTCTAAGATTAGCAAGCTGCCCAGGTGAAATTCCAGTCAGCGCACTAACTTCATAATACTTGCGTTCTTCAAACAATCTTTCTAATTCAGCCAAGTGATCTATTTCTAATATCTCTCTGCCGCA